CGGCCGCCGGAGAAGCAGGAAGTAATCACCGCCGTCGGCAACAGCGTCACCCACGGCCCGGACCGGACCGACTACTCGGTCATGGAGATGTCGCCCATCTTCACCGATCCCCAGTACGGGCACGACCGGGGCCTCCCGGCCGGGAGGAACGCCGAGACGCTCGACTGGCACCGGGAACACCTCGGCCACGACCTCGTGGCCGACGACTACGGCGAGTACGCCCAGTCGAGACCGGCCAACTACGAGCCGGAGTAGGAACTCTTCTCTCGGGCCGGTACTTGCCGATACCCTTCGGACAGGTATCAGACCGACCACAGGAGTACCTATGTCCTACGCACCCGAGACCGGCTACGAGGCGACCTACGCCCCGTCCATCCCCGGCATGAAGGGTCCTCTCCGCTTCGAGGAGGGCATCGTCACCGACACCGACGTGCCCTACGACTTCGGCCGCGGCGCCTACGAGGACACGGTCGGGACCGTGAACGTCGGCACCCACATCAAGGACCCGCTGGAGACCATGCGGGAGCGTGCCCACGTCGGCTCGTCCACGTGGATCGAGGCCCCGATGATGCTGGGCGACTTCGTGCAGGGTGCGGGTGCGGACCACCCGTCCTACGAGATGGTCGTCGGCTCGGAGGCACGCATCCTCCGCTGGAACCCGACCCGCGTCGGCTGAGGGGGCTGAACCATGGCGCAGCCAAACGAGTTCGAGTACGTCCCGAACTTCGACCGCCTCGACATCGACGGCGAGGAGTTGGCGAACAACGGCCTCCCGGGCGAGAACGACATGTCGATGGTGGCGGAGTACCCCCCGGCGCTGCCCGCAGGCATGCAGGTCCCGAACCAGCCGGAGGCTGCGGCGCACTTGAACGCCGCCCGCGACAAGCACATCCGCAACGGCGGGAGGTCGCCCTACCCCAACCGGTGGGACCGGGACGACCACACTGACTGGATCGCTGAGGGTCTCGGCGTCTTTGACGAGCCTGCCGACTACGGCGACAGCGGCGGCTACGGGCTGGGTCCGATGTTCAACCCGGACGACATGACCACCCACGAGATCGTCGCCCACGACGTGCTCGATCTGTGGGACGGCCACGACGCCATGGAGTCGTACAACCCCGGGCGGGTCTACGAGTCCGGCATGGGCCACACCATCGAGGAGCGCGAGTACCCGGGCGGCATCGACCCCCGCAAGCGCCACGACGACTGGGACGCGTTCGAGCCGTTCTCGCCCAACGTGGACCGGTACCCGGGCAACACCGACAACCCCCGCTGGGGCTACGTCGTCAACGGACCCGGCTACGGCCAGAGCCGCCACATCAACCCGGAGTACGAGGATCTCGACCAGATCAAGGACGAGATCAACAGCATGGCCTACGACCGTGCCAGCGAGATCACCGGCAAGGTCTTCGACGTCGGCCGCAACATCGACCGCCTGACCCGTGAGCGGGGCATGAAGCCCGGCTCCGTGCCGAGCGCCGGTCTTGTCCGGGACGCCGAGGACCGGGCTCGCTGAGGCGTCTACCGGCGTAGAGCGGGACACCCACCATGGGCAACAGGCCGATGTCAGAGAGGGCTGTCGGCCCTGAGAGGGAGGGCAGGGGCGAGTCGTCCATGCCCGGACTCGGGGAGAACTACGGGCACCGCTTCGGCGCCCAGTTCGACTCGTTCCGGGAACTGCCGGAGCCCCACGCCTCGGGCGACGCCTTCGACCCGAACTGGGACGGCCGTCCCGAACTTAGGGAGGTGCCCGGCATCGTGGGCGCCGACCTCGACGACTACGAGCCGGTGGGCGAGAGCACTCGCCGGGCCAACACCGGCTGGCGGGACCGGACCGGGTTCTCCGGCACCAACGAGGCGGCGTACCTCGGGCACAGCCCCGAGTTCGGACCCGGCTCCGAGCAGTGGGCGGCCGACGGGACGGGGATGGGACCCCGGCGCCACCACGGAACCGTCACCCGGGACGACTACTACCGCATCGACGCCAACGAGGACGCTGCCCGCCGCGAGCGCATGAACCCGAGGCGGTGAGCATGGACTTCCGACCCCACTCCGACTTCAACCGCTCCAAGGAGCGCGTCGACCGGATCACCCACGAGAAGAAGGCGGCTCAGGAGAAGGCTCGCTGGCAGGGCGCCCTGCACCACGAGTACTTGAACGACCAACTCGGCAAGGCGTCGAACGGTATCAAGCACCCCAAGAAGATGGGCGGCGGGGGGACCTTCAGCCGCCCCCAGTTCGACGACCCGGAGCGGTTCGACGAGGGTAAGAAGCCCCCCTACCAGCAGAAGGGCTGGAAGGGCGTGGCGGACGACAACTACGACGACAGGACATGACCCCATGAGCGACTACAGCGACCACTCCCAGTCCGACGGTTGGGACGACAACAGGAAGTCCGGCTACTCCGGCCCGTACAACGACATGTCCGGCCGGAACTACGGCAAGGGCCACCGGCAGCAGCCACCGTTCCGGGACAGCGGCTACGGCGACAACCGCAAGAACGACGACGACCGGGGCTGGTACAAGCGCCCCGACGACGGGTACCGGTCGACGAACCCGCTCGGCCCGCTCGGCCCCACCAACGGACCCAGCAGCGGTTCCAACGCCAAGTCCCTGCCCAAGGACGAAGACCAGTTCGAGCGGACCGAGGCGCCCGAGCGCCGGTTCATCGAGCCGCCCTCGATCAACTACTTCGACGCATGATGCCGTGGCAGCAGGGAGCGTCGGGCGGCGGCCTGACCCCCTTCAAACTCAGCACCGGGGGGTCCGGCGCCGGACGGCCGCCCAAGCCGCCCACGCTGCTCAAGCGGGACGACTCGGCCGACGACGGGTACACCTACGGCCTGAGGTTCGACGGCAAGGGCCTGACCTCCAAGCACGACACCCACCTGAAGAACAAGATCATGCCGCCCGGGCTCGTGTCCAGCAGGCTGAAGCAGAACAACGTCACGCCGCAGGTGCTGGAGACCGGGCCGAACGGCCGGAACGTGGGCGTGTCCAAGGCCCGGGGGTCGAACATCGCCAAGGGCAGGTACTGAGCCGTGGCCGCAAAGAGGGTAATCAGCGACGCACAGTTGGCCCGGAGGCTGGCGAAGGACATCAACAGCACCCCGCTGTCGGAGGACGCCGGGTTTACGGTCCGCGCCCGAGGTCCGCTGAAGGGCCAGCCGATCGACGACGCCTACATGAGTTCCGTTCAGGCCAACCCCGCCACGGGGGCCACCGGGGAGTTGGACGTGGCCCGGTCCCCCAAGGTGAAGGCAAGGAACATCCGGGGCTACATGGCGGCCAACGCCGGTCCGCTGGGGGACCCCGACTCCGCCCTCGGTGGGTGGGGCTCGGTCAACGACTGGAGCACGGGGGCGCCCCTGCCGGACAGCGAGAAGGTCGTCACGCTGGACGTCTCCAAGGCGTTCCCACGGGGGAGCGGGGAGTATGACGACCCGGGTCTGATGGCGGCGACGATGCACGCCATCTCAAACCGGCAGAAGGCGATCGGCGCCATCGCCCGGGCCGCCAACGGCGAGGTCAAGTTCTCCGAGATCCCGGTCGGTGATCGGGATGACAGCACCGGTGCTTACAGGATGCGGGTTGACCCCGGCAGCGCCTTCCACCGCCTAGCGCAGGGTGGTCTAGGGTCCCTCTAGCGGCTCACCCGTCCGCCAGTCGAACGGCGGCGGGTCCGGGTACGCCAGCCCCTCGTGCTCGGCGCACGCCCAGTACGGCTCGGCGTCGGTGTCGTTCTCTGCGGTGATGACCTTGGCGGGCTTGCCGCAGTACTCGCAGTAGTGCTTGATCTTCCACGCGTGGCGCCACGTGGGGCCACGCTGTTCCGTGTCGTGTGCAGTCATGCACCCGAAAGTACCGGCGCCGGGGCAAGACGGCAACCGGATTACCTGCCCCCGCTATGATCGGACCTGACGTCCAAGGGGTCCTGACTCGATGAACTTCTTCCCACCCTCCTACCGGGCAGCCGCCAGCGACCTCACGGTCGCCGTGTCGCCGCTCGGCCTCATCGAACTTGCCGACGAGGAGTCCGAGGTCCACGGCCCCCGGATGAACCGGTACGCCTCCAACTGGGCGTGGTACCTCGGCCACCACTGGGCCTACAAGCGGGAGATCGGTGACGCCCAGTTGACGTTCAACTACGTCAAGGCGTTCGCTGACTACCTGATCAACTTCACGTTCTCCAAGGGCGTCCACTTCTCGTCGCCGGAGGCCACCTCGGGGATCGTGCCCCACATCCTCAAGCGGGTCTGGGACGAGGACAACGACCGGATGTCGGTCGTCTGGGAGATCGGGCAGTTGGGCTCCGTCTCGGGCGACGCCTTCGTCAAGGTGGCCTACGAGGAGCCGTACCAGCAGCCCAACGGCGAGTTCGTGCCCGGCAAGGTCCGCATCCTGCCCCTCAACCCGGCCTTCTGCTTCCCGGAGTTCCACCCCCACGACCGGACCCGGTTCGTGCGGTTCAAACTGAAGTACAAGTTCTGGGGCACGGCGCAGGACGGGTCCCGGCAGGTCTTCACCTACACGGAACTGATGACCGAGGAGTCCATCGAGGAGTACGTCAACGACGAACTGATCGACTCCCGGCCCAACCCGCTCGGGATCATCCCTATCGCATACGTACCGAACACCCCGGTGGCCTCGTCCCCGTGGGGACTGAGCGACATTCAGGACATCGTCAGCCTGAACCGGGAGTACAACGAGAAGGCCACCGAGGTCTCGGACATCATCAACTACCACGCCGCCCCGGTGACCGTGATCACGGGCGCCAAGGCGTCGAACCTTGAGAAGGGTCCGAAGAAGGTCTGGGCCATCGGCTCCAAGGACGCCCACGTCCAGAACCTGACGATGGACACCAACCTCGCCGGGCCGCTCGGGTACATGGAACTGCTCAAGAACGCCATGCACGAGATGACCGGCGTCCCGGCCTCGGCGCTCGGCCAGATCCAGCCGATCTCCAACACCTCGGGCACCGCCCTGTCCATGCAGTACCAGTCGCTCATGCTGCGGTACAACCACAAGAAGATCCAGTACGGGCGGCTGTTCAAGCAGATCAACCACATGGTCATCAAGTACGTGGCGCTGTACGAGCCGGAGTGGCTCCAGTACAACCCGATGGTGACGGCGTCGTTCCCGGCCCCCGACCAGTACGTGGAACTCGACCCGGCCGACCCGGCGACGTACCGGACCACCGTCGAGTGGCCCTCGCCGCTCCCGATGGACGTGCTGCTCAAGTTGAACGAGATTCAGGCAAAGATGTCGATGGGGCTGGAGTCCAAGAAGGGGGCCATGAAGGACATGGGCGAGTGGTTCCCCGACCAGAAACTCAACGAGATCTACGAGGAACTGATGGACGACACCAAGTCGCAGGCCGCCCTGAACCTGATCTCGGCCCAGACCAGCCAGTTCATCATTCAGGCCACCGGCATGACCGCCGACGGCCAGCCGATCATCCTGCCCGGCATGGATCAGGTGGACGCCGAGGGCAACCCGGTCGGCATGGCCCCGATGGTCGACCCGAACCTCGCCATGGAGATCATGGCCCGGGCCTACCAGCAGGCGCCCCCGGCCCGGGAGGACTTCGACGAGGAGTAGTCATGGGGTTTCATAGACAACCCCGATAGGGGTTGGTAGACCTACCTCGCCAAGTACAACTACACCGAGGCTGAGGTACCAACCCATGAGCGACACCCCTGTCGACAACTTCTCCGACACCAACGACGGTTTCATCGTCGGAGCCGACCCCAAGGAGCAGCCCCGCATGGCGGTGGACTGGTCGGCGCAGGAGACCGAGGTCTCCCGGAGCCAGCAGCCGGTGACGATCACCGAGCCGATGCCGCAGCAGCCGGGCACGAACTTCTTCACCGCCGAGGACATCGAGCGTGTCCGCCGGGAGGAGAAGGACAAGTTGTACTCCAAGATCAACTCGATGGAGTCCCAGTTGGGCGAACTCCGCTCCGAGCGCGAGGAGCGCCTCGCCGCCGAGGAGGCTGCCCGTGAGGCCGCCGAGGCCGAGCGCCGGGCGCTGGAG